TATGTATAGTCCTGCTGCTTTTCCTCTGTTTGCTTCCGCGTTCACTGCTGAAGAGAATGATCCTTTTTTCAAAGCGGCCTCACGAAGTCTAGCAAGTTCTGCAATATGACCTTCGTAAGTTACTTCATGTTTACGTAGTCTTTCCTCTTTTAATTCGCCAATATATTTTACAACAAGCGGAGAGTATTTAGGATTAGTTAGTTCTGACCCTTCTCTCATTGCTCTGTCTTTGCTGTAACCTGCAGCGATAGCAGCTTCACGTTTAGTCATTGGTCCTTCTGGTCCACCGAATACTAAAAACTCAGCGAAGCGTTGTTGCATTTCAGTTAATCTTTTTGGTACTCCCATGATTGACAATTTAAGGGAACTATCCTATAAAGTCAACCATGTTTGTTAAACATCTACAGGAATACTTAGATCAATTTACGAATGGTAAAAAAGGTAACGGAGTTACAAACGCTCGTATCTATATGGAAGTCAATGGACATCTTGAAGAGATTAAGAGAATTGAAGTGCAAGAGTCAAATATAATTGGACAAAGTGCAGTTCGTGTTGTATTCAAACCGACAAGAGAAAAGATAATTATTGCTCCTAACACACCAGATTAGAAAGCTATAGTTCCCTTGAAACCCGAGCGTAAATTTTATGAAAAAATTAAAAAATCTATTCCACAAATTTCGTGGATTAGACTGGAAAATAATAGCTTACTTGGCACTCCTGATCTATTGGCCTGTAATACTTCTGGCCACTTTTTCACAGTAGAACTGAAGGTATGCAAGGGGAATAAAATTAAGTTTTCTCCACATCAAATTGCCTTCCATGTGAAGCACCCACACAATACATTTATCATGCTTGAGCACCTCGGTTCAGGCACCGTGAAACTTTTCCGTGGCTCACGTATCTTGGAGCTTGAGGCTTGCGGCTTTAAGCTTGACGCTTGTGGCTTGGGGCTTGAGGCTTGTCGCTTGATGCTTCAGGAGCTTGGCGCTTGAAGCTTGTGGCTTGAGGCTTTTGGCCCGGACCAGGGTGCACGCTCACCGGCTGCGCTAGCCCGTCGTTATTGCTAATGACCTGATCCGATTTATTACGCTTGCGTAATTCTTTATAATATTTTGGGTGTTTAAATACGTGCATTAGTGTTTACCATAACTTATATTTTTTATTTCAGGATTCCAGCAATTTCTGCAAGTCCCGCATTCATTGTTTTGTTTAGGGGCCGGGCAGCTTGCGCCAGATGTCACCACGGTTGAAGTGTTAGGCCAGCTGTTAACTGGTCCCTGGTCAACCATCGGTGAAGACAACCTGATCACCAGGTTAGCTGGCTTGTCTTGCAGGTGCTGCTTGATCCATGCCTCCCGGGTTGGCATCCAGTGCCGTTTGCTGGGTGTTAGTCTACAAACTTCATAAATTTTTTTCAGGTGCTCTTCGTCCTGTACATCGCCTGAGTCATGCCATCTAAACACATCAGCTTTTTTGCTGTTGATTAGTGTTGACATTGCCAGAACCCAGTCAGGGTGCTTGATGGCTGCCAGCCTTTTGTATTGAGCTTCCTGTACTACTTTAAACACGTAGCAGCCCTTCAGGGCATAACAGCCTTCACAGACTGAACCTTTAACGTTGACCAGCTTGCTGCCAGTCTTGCATTCTTTGGCAGGTATACCAATTGACCAGCCGGGCATTTTTGATGGCTTGCTTAGTCCTCCAACCAGATGCCACGCTTCCTTTGTATTCATAATTTTTTAATCCTTTCTAAGTCCTTTATAATCCTTTATTTATCTTTGTCAAGCTTGAAGCTTGCGGCTTGCTGCTTGCAGCTTGTTGCTTGATGCTCTTAAAAAATTTCTCACAGCTGCGCTTGTAGCTGGCCGGCAGCGTGCGATGGTCCTGTAAAAAATAATGTGTTAAATCATTGTGTTTAATTCTTTTCATAATTCCTTTCTATAGACCAGCCAACGCCAGGTTACCTGTGATCTAGCGGCGGCGGCGCGTTGACTGATCCCAGGTCAATTGCAATTGTACCCGTAGCGGTTCTAGAAACCTATACAATTGACCAGGGATCAATAACTCTCTAGGCATCAAAGCCCACCCATAGCTATTGGGGTGTTACTGATCCCAGGTCAGTGCGCTGTATCAAATACGTTTTATGCGAAACCACTGACCAGGGATCAGCATCCAGTGAAGACGACGCAAGGAGCGTGGTGTGACACTGGATCTAATCCTGCTAGTTTGAGTTTAAAACGTCGGATACTAGCAAACGGACGTTAATTTAAATCGCCAAGAAATAAATTAAATCCAATATAATACTTGACTATCCTATTGTCAAGTGCTAAAACAATTTTTATGAAAGGAAATATAAATATGGAAAAACAAAAAAGAATAACACTTAACGCAGATA